AAGAACAAGAGGAACTTGTTAAGGCTGGTAGGTCACAAACAAATAAAAGCTATCATTTAGTACAAACGGATGGCTTCGCCCACGCTGTTGATCTTATGGCTTACTGCTCGGGCAAGGCTTGTTGGGAACTTACTGTTTATGATGATCTTTGTGATGCTATGAAAAAAGCTTCAATGCAATTAGGTAACATCCCAATAAAGTGGGGTGCTGCTTGGAGTGAAGGTAGTATTACTAGTTATAAAGGTACTGCTGAAGAATCTATGAATGCATACATTGATCTTCGTCGTTCTCAAGGTCGTCGACCATTTCTTGATGGTCCTCATTTTGAACTAATGTACTTATAAGTTCTACTGCTAAAGCTGAGTAACCAGCAATATCTTTATAAGAATCTATATGTATTGGATCTTCTTTTAATCTCATTGCTTTAGTTAGTATCATCATAATACAAACATCAAGGTAATTGAAATCTTGACCTTTATACTCTGACCAAGTCTTAGCTATTGATCTAAGATTGTCGTTAGGGTGTCCATAGGTATGTTCTCTTTTGGTTAATGTATCACCTACTTCTCTTAGGAATTGTGATCTATTCATTTGTTTCTCCTCGTTTTAACCTTGCGTTCACACCTAAATTATAAATACATTCACGCTTAAATTCATCAAGTTCTTTTAAACCAAGTGCATCATCTTTTTGAAACAACTCCCAAATACCTTCAATTCTGCTTGCTACATAAAACAAACAAACTCTATCATCTATATTTTTTTCCATTATGTTCTCCTAATTGTGGGAGTAGGTATAAAAGTTGGAGAGATCATACCTACCCCCTATGTCCATTACAATAGAGAGATGATTGCATGATATGGACACTAAAAAGGTATCTCATCATCAATGTTCTTGGCAGAACTATCATCACTTTTTTCTTGTGTATTATCAAGGTTTTCTTTTGGTCCGGTTACCTCAAGTGCTGGGTGAGGTTCACTTAATTCTAAGCTCATATATTTTTTACCGTTAGATTCTTTGACCCAAGCAGCAATACGATTATTTTTGTATTCCCACTTCTCATCAATCTTACCAGTGTAATCTGGTGCGTTTGCATTGCCATTATCATTTGGAAATATTGCACACAGTTCAGTATAAAATTTTACAATGTCTATACCTTTTCGTGTCTTACCTTTAACAACAACAACTTTATGTTTATCCTTTTCAATATCTAATTCACCTTGAAGAATGTAGTTTTGATCTGGAAATGGTGGGAAAACTGCACCTCTATTCTCATCATCATATTCTTTATCTGACATATTAACCTCCTATATAGTTTTTCTTTTGCCAGTTGAAACAAAGTCACCATCATCTTCTGAACTTTTATCTGGTGTTAAGTTCAGCATAACTTGTAATGAATACCTACGCATATAGGTAAGTGCGCTACCAGTACCTTGTGGTCCTCTGTTCATACTGTTTAAGACAATCTCAGATTTCATTTCTGTCTTGGTTGTTATATGAATTAACCTGGTAACAAGTATATCTATCGGTACACCAGTAGAAAAATCTACTCGTATTTCATGGTTAATAAATACACCTTCCTTAAATAAAGCCATCTCAACAGCATCCATAATATCTTTGATAGTAGAATGTACACCGAATTGCGCTCTACCAGATTGCTTAACTGTTTTGAATTTTGTTCTTGCAGCTTCCACTGCTATATAAATACTTGTATGCTCACTCATTGCTTTCTCCTTTATTCGCTGAGATTCTTATGGAACCTCTTTTATCTTTCTTTAGTGTTAGTTGCTCACAGTAAACCTCTCTTTCATTTGCAAGCATCAGTGATTTTAATTCTTTCTTTGTTACTTCATGTTTGCTAGCTTGTTCTTGCGTTTCTAAATAACTATGTGCAAGACTAACAAAGTGATTGTCTGTTGACGCATCACGCTTAACCATATCATCTACAAGAATATCATTTGTGTTTATTGGTTCATGATCTGTTTGATCTGGTGGTGTATCATTTTTTACATGATCCCAAAACAATCTGATCTTTACCATCATGTTAATATAGTATGGTTCATGAAATGAAATCTTTTTATATTCAAATCTTACATTGCCAAATTTATTAGCAAAGTAACAATCATTAACATTAGATAGACCAAGATAGAATTGTATTTGTGGTATATATCTTGATAACTGTTTCTCAAAGTTATTAAACTGATTTGTTTCTTTAGCTTCCACAATCGCTGACCGACCCTTGATGGTCGCGTCGATTGTTCCTTTGAGTGGAACACCATGATGTTCTTTAGCTATAGCTACTTGTTGTTTATCAATACTTAACTGACTTTGTTTTTCAAACCAGTTAAGTATGAACTGCTCGTTCCAAACTCCAGATTGTACTGTAAAGTTATTAGACAAATCATCTGGTTGTACTCTACCAGTTTTGATTTCCCATAGTTTTTGCCAATCACCATGCATAATTTGCACAGCATCTGACCCACCGATAAATCCGATTCTCTCCATCTTTCTCTCCTTTGCTTTATTATATATTATTTACATTCATTTGCAACTAATATATGATTAATATTCATAGCAATTTCTCCGCCTTGAAAAAAACTAGGGTAACTTTTTGTTACCCTTTTTTTTCTCTTCTTCCCAATCGATATGAAATGTTTCAACTACTTCATCTGGTCTTACAAATTCAGTAGGTACATAAGGTAGTGATACTTCTACCTCTTGTGGCTTCTTCATCCATTTGTCATGAAATACTTTTACTTTATGTGTATACTTTTTAATATCCATAATACTCACTTTCTGGTCTTTTTAATGGTGGTTTTTCTAAATAAAATTCTTCGTATTTGTATGTTTTACTGCATTTATATCCCTCACCATAGATTCTATCTGACCACATTTGGCAAGCTTCTTCAGTATCAAAATGCATGACAGTAACTAAACTGTATAATATAATTTTATTCATGTAAATAAATCTCCTTGTGTTGGTGGTTCTCCAAGTTCACTAAGTATATGATCTCTAAGTTCATTGGCTTTGATATATTCATTAGCATCTCTTCTAATCACATGACCAGAACGATAGCCAGTGCTAGTAGTTGGTAATGGTATAGTATCAACTGCATGATAGATACCATTCTTTTGTTTTACAAATTCAACTTGATTACCTCTGGCTTTGTACTCATAAGAATGATGATGTGATCCACCATTTGCTTGAACAATATAACCAAAGTGTATGATCTTTACATCAATAGTAATTTTATTCCATTCTATTTCAAATGTTTCTTCATTAGTTCCATCAACAAATGTCCAGAAGTTTGAGTGTTTATTGTGCCACCAATTATACTTACTAAATTTTTCATGAACAAATTTCTTTGCATCTTTCTCATAGGTTTCTTCACCTTTACGGTACTTGCAATCTCCACCGTGTTTACTCCATATATATTCTGATATATAAAATCTTTTACCAGATTCATTGAGTACTTCAGCTACATAATCAAGAGGTATTGTCGGTAATGGCATTTGAATTTTCCTTTCTCTCTATATTAGTTAGTATATCTTCCCTTCTTTTTTTTCTTTGGTTTGTTATTGCAGCTACCTCAGACCATGATGGAAACTCTTTATTGTTATCTGCAATATATTCTATGGCATAGATTGCAATGTCAGCCGGTACATCTGATAGCTTATGAGCCATTGATTTAATACGAACTGCAATATCATCTGGTGAAGTGAAACCAAATGGCATTCTCAGTAGCGTTGTAAGGTGCGTCAGACGTTGAATCAGCTCTTCCATAGGCAAAGGTACTAGCTTTTCTAATACGGCTGTCCTTGCCCGTTTATATACATCTTTTGTTGGAAGGTATAAGTTTGTATATCTGATGTTAGTTTGTGAGTTTGTTATGGAGTCTAGCATAAACCGAAGTGCTTGATCCGTTTCTGCTGGATACTTTATCTTTTTTAAATTGTTCAAAGCGTTTGTCTTTTGCTTGGAAGTTAACTGCATTTCTGATCCAGTTGAGGTATGCTCTTTCTGCGTCGACAAAGACACTCCCTTTTGCAAGGTGGTAGTTAATGAACTTATCCGTTTCATTGTCATAGTTTATTTCTCCATATTTTTCTTTGAGATTTGATAAGCACTTGGCTGATGGTTTCCAATCATCAGTCAATGACTTTCTTCTTTTCCTTCTATTTGTTTTTGGTAGGTTATATGATAGGTTAGTGTCCGACTCTCGGAGTACCCCCTCCGACTCTCGGAGTACACCGAGATTCACAGTATAAATGTTTGACTTATTATGTGTACCTGATATTCTGGATATGTAACCATGATCTTCTAACCAATTTAGTTTTACATACAGTGTAGATTCACTGATGCTTGTACGTTTTGATAGTGTCTTGATGCTTGGGAAACATGATTTAGTTTCCTCATTTGCATAGTCAGCTAAACATAACAGTAACCACTTTGCATATGGATCTGGTATTTCTAATTTCATAGCATGAGCCATTAGTATAAATGACATATTATTCTCCTATTAATTTTACAAATTGTTCACCACTCATTATTACTAGAGTGTTTGGTTTTCCTGTCTTTCTTTTATACAATGCTATGTCACGATTGTCTAACACATTGAAAGGATTAGGAAAATTACTTTTATCTCGGTACTTTACTTCAGCTACCAGTCGTTGTCCCTTGATGTTGAGGATGATATCTCCGGAGTATTCTCCCCCCAATGATCCCGACAACGGTTGTCTTTTGGCTTTGAATCCAAGCGACGTAAACCATTTGACGAACCATCTTTCGTGGTAGCTTCCTTTGTTGCGATTCTTGTTTGCCATATGTCCCTCTCATAACAATCTAGACATATTAAATAACGTCTAGTAGGTTCAATACTTCTTAGTATAGCTACAAAATATTCTGTGAAATCTGAACAAGATTCACAAGTTATCTTTTGTGATTTTATTTTTTTCTTTGATTTCGATTTGTAACCCAAGAGATTCTACCCAGCAACAAAAGTTATATAAGCTTGGAGTCTTACTATTATTCTCCCATCTTTGCAAGGTAGTTCTATCAACACCAATGACATGAGCAAGCTGCTCTTGACTCATGCCATTAGCTTTACGTTGATTAGATAATTGAAAAGTCAGGTTCATATTTGATTGTTTTATGGACAAACAATCCATCCTTTGTTGGGTGATTGTGTACAAAATACCTTGAGTAATATGTCATCATTTCGTTTGGCATTTTGTATGGCTCTAACTTTTCACCTTTGTTGTTGACTGTTTTGATACGATAGTCCAGTCGCATTTGTTCAAAGACAAATCTTGCATTGAGTCCTCTGTCTACAAACCTTGAGTAATTTAATATTCTTTTTTCAAACTCTGGGTATATGTGTGGATTGTTTTTATGAAACTCAATCCAGTTTTTAAAAATATTATTTTCTTTTGTCATTTTATTTCCCCTTTTAAATAAAGATGTAAACTTTCTTTTGGGCAACCCATTGCCAAGAGTTTTTTTTTCATTTCTTCTGTATTTTCTTCCTTCCTTGATCTTATTATTTCTAATTCTTTTTTTCTTTTAGCTTCTTTTACCTCCCAATTATTTATTAGTTCCCAAAGCTCTTGAGCAAATTCATATCTGCCAGCAAGCATACCTTCATAGAATCCATCAACATCATTTATATGTCTTTCATGTTTTGAATATTCATGAAGTTCTGCTTCTATATCACCATTTATATAATCCATTAATGTCATAGTCATTGTTCTATCCTACAAATATATTTTTATGGTGAGCAGATATGAGTGCAAAAATTTCTGGTGTCCAATATAAGTCACGTTCAATACGAAGTCCCATTGGACCAACATATTCTTCTAGTTCTGATCTATGAAACATTCCATATTCTACTTCATGTCCAGATACTAATCCAAAACAATAACCATCTTCATCCATCGAGAATGGATACCATGTCCAGTTAGAATGTGGTGTAAAGAATTTACACACTGGTTCTGCTTTTGCTAGAGCTACATCATTTAGTTTGTTATTTGATTGTAACTTTTTTACTATTTCTTTTGTAAATAATATCATAACTATTCTCCTTGTTTGTTATGTATTTCATTCCACAGTTCACGAATGTGATCTGCAATGTAGTTCATAGAACCAAGCGTTGGATTCTTTTTACCTTCGTTGATTGCATATGACACTATCATACTTAATTCTTCCACATGGGAAGCTTCTTTTATTTTTGATTGTATTATCCACCAAGTATTCATAGCTTCATCATGTAGTAATGTATCTTTTACTCTACCCATTTTTATTTCTCCTTACCTTATTTTATGCCAATGACGTAGCAATTCATAAATGTATTCTTTATCTGGTTGAGGAAGATCATTTAATATGTACATTATTTTTAATATTATTGAGGTTTCTTTATTTATATTTTTTAAATTGATATCAAAAAAGTTAAATTCATGTTTAGCTATTGTCATTTTATTTCTCCCATGTTTTATATCCTGGCATAGCATGAGCCATGATCTTATCTAAGTTACTATCTTCATGTAGTTCATTTGCTCTTTCTTCTAAGTCAAATTCTTTGCAATACATTTTAGATTCTACTGCATCAATAGTAAGGTTGTTTATCATTTCAATGACAGCTCCCTCTTTTGTTTGACACCAATTTGTGTAATGTCTGAGTGCAGTTTGAAATTCACTGTTCTGTAGTTTAGCTAGGAATTTATCTGCATCATTTGGATGGTCAAATAAACTAGTAAATTGTTTGACAATTTTTGGGATTGCTTTCTGAGTTGATCTATTCATAATTATCTCTCCTTATATATTTGAATAGTTTACTAAAAAAAATTCTAGCATATGCATTTATTTATGCAATAGAATACATTTGCTTTTTGATGTTGCAACCTCTGAAACCCATTAGGTCGACAAAGGTTTTTGATGTAGCTGTAGCTGGATTAGTTCCATACTACAACTACATCTACTGCTCTAGTTACTTATACTTAATGCAAGACTTACCCATACGATTATTAATCCTATTACGATTAAGCCTTTTAGTATTTCTCTGATCATTACTGCTCTCCTTTTTATTTATGATGTTGTACAATATTCTTATTAAGTACCCCATCTTGCATACTCTCCTTTTAGTTCTTTACTAGTATAGTGATTTACCATTGCAGGTAAGCACCCTTCTTTTTCTAGTTCTTCTAATGCCCACACTGCCCTTGTGTATATTGATCTCATTCTATCATTCATGTATTTCCAATCATTAAAGTTCATTTCTATCTTGAAGTCAGGGTCATAACAATCAGCATCATCATACCATTTTTCTTTTGTATCTTCTAATAGTCTTCTATGACAATTCTTTATACCTATTATACTATCTAATAGACTCTGTATTTTATCATACTTTGCTTTTACTTCTTTAAATTTATTGTATCCCATTTTATTTAGCTCCCTTTTCTATCTGGTTTTCCATTTGGTCCAGCAGTTTTTTATTTCTTTTTTATCATTAGCTACTTCTACTGCTTTGTTGAATATATATACAAACATAGATTCTTTACTTGATGTATTGATATTATTATTTATGAACCCTCTTGCTAATAATTCTTGTGTTATCTTTTTCATATTACTCTCCATTTAGATTGTATGAGTGGGCTGTTACACCCACCCATGTTAGTGATTAACTATTTAGTTCTTCATTAAGTTCCTTTGCTTCTTTATCAAGCATTTCGTTAGCTCCTTCCATCATTTCCATACCTTTCTTAGCTAGGAACTGAGCTACTCTTTCATTAATATTTGCTCTCTCTTTTTCTGGAGCTTTAGGTTTAGCCCATTGTATACCATTAGTTTGTTTAAAGACTGGTCTAGTACCAACTTTTACTGATTCAATACCATCTTTGTTACATAAGATAGCTATTCTATCCATCTCCAATACTATAGCATCATACAGTTTTTGCATTGCCTTAATTTCGTTATGAGCATCAACAATACGTAACTCAGCTAGTTGTAAACTATCTTGAGCATCTTCCATATTGTTCATTAAAACAGTAATGCTTTCACCATACATTGGAGTACCATCTTGATTACGAGCAATGCGTGTATCATTATGTACTTCACCATTGGTATGAGCTAGTTCAGCAGTTATCTTTTGATCTAGTGTAGCAATCTTACCCTCATGGTATTCAACTGTACTACTTAGTCTTTCAACATAATGCTTTAGACCAGTTACTGCGTTTCTTACAACACCATCTATTCCAGTACGAGTACCTTCATTTCTTTCATTAAGCTTCTTGTCTATGTTATAAGCCATAGTATTGAGCATATAATAATGTGTTGTATTAGTTAGTTCGTTACATACTTTGTTTAGTTCTTTATTGAATATAGTCATAATAATTTCTCCTTTTTTAACTATATGTTTACGCGTGGTCAGAGTATAGAACTGTAGGTATAACGACCAACTATACAATACGTTAGTTCTATACTCTAGTCGTATGACATTCCAATAAGTTTATTAGAAATAGTCCTGCGACTATGGGACTT